ATCAAAGTTTGTACCAGCAGATGATATTGTTGTGCCTTATACTGCAACATCATTAGATGATTGTGAATCAATTATACATAGAGTTCGTATGTCAGAAAACGAATTACGAAAACAACAAGTAGCTGGATTTTATAGAGATATAGAAATTAATCCATCATACATGGACGAAACATCTTCTGAAAAAGCAGAAAGAGAATTAGATGGAACATCAAAAGGCAGGGATCAAAGAATGTATACACTTCTTGAGTGTCATGTTGATTTAGATCTTGAAGGTTTTGAAGACGTTGGAGTAAACGGAGAGCCAACAGGAATTAAAATTCCATACATTGTAACTGTTGAAGAAGGTACGAGAAAAGTTTTATCTATAAGAAGAAATTATGAAATTGGAGATGCAATGAAAAACAAAATTAATTATTTTGTGCATTTTAAATTTTTACCAGGTTTAGGCTTTTATGGTTTTGGCTTAACTCATATGATTGGAGGATTATCAAGAACAGCAACTGCTGCATTAAGACAATTATTAGATGCAGGAACTTTATCAAACTTACCAGCAGGATTTAAAATGCGTGGCATCAAAATGAGAGATGAAGCGCAATCGATACAACCAGGAGAATTTAGAGATGTGGATGCACCGGGTGGAAACTTAAAAGATGCATTTATGACTTTGCCGTTTAAAGAGCCATCTCAAACTTTATTAGCACTTATGGGTGTCGTGGTACAAGCAGGACAAAGATTCGCTTCCATAGCGGACCTGCAAGTAGGAGATGGGAACCAACAAGCAGCAGTGGGCACGACAGTGGCTATGTTGGAAAGAGGATCGAGAGTAATGTCTGCGATTCATAAGAGATTATATGCTGCAATGAAAAAAGAATTTACAATTTTAGCTAGAGTATTTAAATTATATCTACCTCCAGTTTACCCCTATGATGTTATTGGTGGACAAAATCAAATTAAACAAACAGATTTTGATGACCGTGTTGACATCTTACCAGTTGCAGATCCAAATATCTTTAGTCAGACTCAGAGAATATCTTTAGCTCAAACGGAAATGCAACTGGCTGCCTCAAACCCTCAAATACATAATCAATACGAAGTTTATCGTAATATGTATGAGGCATTGGGGGTAAAAGATATTGATTTAATATTAAAAAAACCAGAAAGACCAATGCCAAAAGACCCAGCGTTAGAACATATTGATGCTTTAGCTGGAAAACCTTTCCAAGCATTTCCTGGTCAAGATCATCAAGCACATATTACAGCGCATTTAAACTTTATGGAAACAAATATGGTAAAAAATGCACCTATGGTAGGCGCTGCAATACAAAAAAACATACTTGAACACATAAGTTTGATGGCACAAGAGCAAATTGAAGTAGAATTTAGACAAGAATTACCTAGATTAGTACAAATGCAACAAATAGCAATGCAAAATCCTCAAATGCAACAACAAGTTAGAATGCTACAAGAAAAAATTGATGGTAGAAAAGCAGTTTTAATATCAGAAATGATGGATGACTATGCAAAAGAAGAGAAAAAGATTACTTCACAGTTTGATAATGACCCAATTGCTAAATTAAGAGCAAGAGAGTTAGATTTACAAGCTCAAGAAAATGCTAGAAAACAAAAAGAAGGTGAAGAAAGATTAAATTTAGATAAAATGCGAGCTATGATGAACGATCAAAACCAAGATGAGAAATTACAACAGAATGAAGAGCTTGCAAACCTTCGTGCAGACACTTCTATTCAAAAAACTATCTTAAGTAAAACAATACCACCTGCTGATAAAACACCAGATGCTATTTCAATAATTAGAGGAGAAGAATAATGTGGTTAAGTGCAATTAAATTAGCTGTTTCTGCTGGAAGTAAAATTTACGCTAACAAACAAAGAACTAAAATGGCAATGTCTGATGCACAATTAATGCATGCAGAAAAAATGGCTCGAGGTGAGGAATCTTACCAAGGTAAACTTTTAGAAGCTCGTCAATCGGACTGGAAAGACGAGGCAGTTCTTATAATTTTAAGCATGCCGATCGTAGTGCTGGCTTGGGCGGTTATATCGGAAGATCCGAGTGCTATGGACAAAGTAAAATTGTTTTTTGAGATGTTCTCGCAGCTCCCGTCATGGTTTACAAATTTATGGATACTTGTGGTTGCGTCGATTTATGGTATAAAAGGAACACAAATATTCCGTGGAGGAATGAACAAGGAGAAAAATAATGGCAAATAGACTATACAACAAACAAATATCACCTAAAGGTTATAAAATGGGTGGAAGAGTAAAAAAAATGGGTGGCGGAATGATGAAGCGACCTAAAATGCAAGAAGGTGGCAAATTAAAAATGGTCACTAACAAAGAAGGAAAAAAAGTTCCTTTCTATGCTGCTGATGGCAAAGGTAAAATGGCTATGGGTGGCAGAGTTAAAAAAATGGGAGGCGGTATGTCTAAATTAAATCCTGGACTTAGAGCTTTTATGAAAAAGAAAATGGGTAAAAAATAATGACAAAACTTTGTCCAAGAGGTAAAGCCGCAGCGAAAAGAAAATTCGCCGTATATCCATCAGCATATGCTAACGCCTACGCTTCTAAAATCTGCGCTGGTAAGATTAAAGATCCATCTGGTGTAAAAAGAAAAGATTTTAGAGGAAAAAAAGCTAAAGGTGGTTTAATAGAAGCCACACAAAGATTAAGAAGACAAGGCTTAAAAGGCGGAGGAGCTGTTATACAATTAACGGGATTTGGAAAAGCACGAAGACCAATAAAATAAAATGGCTAAGAACGGTTTAGATAAATGGTTCAAACAGAAATGGGTGGACATTGGAAGTAAACGTAAAGATGGTTCTTTTTCAAAGTGTGGTCGTTCTAAACAAAAAGCAGACGCAAAACGTAAGTATCCAAAATGTGTCCCACTAGCTAAAGCAAGACGTATGTCAGAAGGACAAAGACGATCAGCCGTCTCTAGAAAAAGAGCTGTAACACAAGGAGTTGGTGGTAAACCAACTAATGTTGCAACCTTTGCAAAAAGAAAGAAAGCAGCAAATGGTGGCTACATGGGAAGTTTTATAAAATTAAATGTAGATGGAAAAACAATTGGAAATCCAAGTTTAAAAAAATACTACAAAGGAATGGTGTAGTGAGAAATTATTATTCAAAAGGAACTAATCCTCCAAGAACTAAAAAATATTTCAGACCTACAAAGGCTGGGGCAGGGATGACTAGAGCTGGGGTCGCCCGATACAGAAGAGATAATCCCGGTTCTAAATTAAAAACAGCCGTGACTGGAAAAGTGAAACCAGGATCAAAAGCTGCTAAACGTAGAAAGTCTTACTGCGCACGTTCACTAGGACAACTCAAACGATCATCAGCAAAAACTCGTAATGATCCTAACTCACGAATACGTCAGGCTAGAAGGAGATGGAAGTGTTAAATAACAAAAAGAAAAAAATAAAAAAAGTGGTTAAAGCATTAAAAAAAGCTTCTAAAGCACATGCAGGACAAGCGAAAGTATTGAAAGGAGTTATTAATGGCAGATCCAGTAAAAGGAACGGGTAAACATCCTGGTAAAAAATATGGTAGAAGACTTTATACTGATGAAAACCCACGTGACACTGTTAAAATTAAATTCGCAACGCCGACAGATGCAAAAGCGACGGTGGCGAAAGTTAAAAAAATTAATAAACCGTTTGCTAGAAAAATTCAAATCTTAACCGTTGGAGAACAGCGAGCCAAAGTTATGAAAAAAAATCAAGTCGCTGCTATATTTAAGAAAGGAAAGGAAGCAATTAGAAAAAATGAAAAGAGCATTATTAGAAGCACTTAGAGCTAGATACGAAGCTGAAATAGCAGAAGCAGACGCTACAATAAATATTTATTTAAACAATAGTGTTGGTATTGGAGAACATCCACAACACATTGATGAAGTAAATAAACAAATAGAAAAAATAGCTAATGCTAAGGAAAAGTTAGAAGTGTTAGATGAATTTGAACCAGAGAAAGGAACAACGTTATGATGGATCCGTTAGTGGTTGTAGCTAAAATACAAAAAATGATGAGGGAAAACTTACAGAGAGTTGGTGATGCCATGATTAGTGGTGGTGTTGACAATATGGAAAAATATCAGTATATGTTAGGACAAGCAAGAACATATCAATATCTATTACAGGAAATCTCTAACCTGCTAGAAGAAAAGGAGCAAAAAGATGAGCAAGGCTCTTCTTCTCTCC